CTCCGCAGTCCCTTTCTGATCTGTAAGCCGCGCGCGGATATCGTCTGCAAGCGCGTGAGCCTCTATCGGGTCGCCGGAATCAAGCCAGATATCCAGCACCAGCCGGAAAACCGCCGAATACCCGGAATCCGTAAGCTGCCGCAGGTCGCCGGCAACTTTCGGATACTGTACCGGAGACGGACTCTGAAAATATACCGCCTGGCACGCGGGTTTTATTAGCCCCACCAGCGCCGCTATCACCGTTTCAGTTTTCATCGCCGCCGTAGTCCTCCTCGTCGTTTATAAGCCCCAGCGCCCGATTTTCGTCCTCGATCGCCGAGAGATACTGCCCCTCTATCCTCCGGATCTCATCAATGTTGTCCGCTACCGTAGAGTATATCGGCGCCAGCTTCGGAATTTTCGAGGTGCCCGTTTCGAGGAATCCACCATAGAACCCCATGGGCTTGTATCCTATCTGCAAACTCGGCGTTTTCTGCTTTCTTTTCACCCAGTATTGCAGGTACCGCCGCGCCCGCCCCGTTTTTCTCGGCAGCTTAGCACGGGCAAGTTTCACGAGGAATTTCCCAACATCACGCAGCGCGGCGCACGTGAGTTCCTTGATCGTGTATTCGCAGCGGTCGGCGTTGCTGATATATTCCACGCCGCCCTTGGTGATTTTCGTGTAGTTCGGCAGCGCCATAGAATCACCCCTCTGCTATATCTGAGCATATAAGCTCCAGCCGTTCTCCCTCAACAGGGTAGGTGCGGATTATCTGATACTCCTTCCCGCCGAATCTGAGCGCCTTTTCACTCTGATACTCAAAAGCCCAGCAGCGGAAAGTGAGAGACGGCGACATTCCGACAGCCGCCGCCTGATAGAATTCATTGCGCTTGATTCCGCACTGCTCCGCGAATATCGTCCGCTCGGTATCAGCTTTCACAGCCCGGCCGAGTTCGTCCGATTCCGCAGCCGTGCCGCGCGTTATGAGCGTCACCTGCACGTCTGTCATGGCTCGTCACCGCCCTCATAAAATCCGCACAGGGACATCGCCCCGGCGAGGTCGAGGTACCGTGACTGATACAGCTCCCGCTCCTTGACATCGCCGTTTGCGAAATTCCCGCGGCAGTACAGTTTCACGGCCTGACGGACGAGCGGCGCGTCCTCGCCGATATTATCAACTCCCCGCATTTTCAGGTCGTTTTTCGCCGCCTCAATAAGCTCCGTCAGATCATCGTCAAAGATATCCGCAGAGATACGCAGCGACTTTTTCACAGCAACAAGCAGTGTCGCGCCCATTCGTCAAGCCCCCTTCCTTATGCCTTTTTCTTGGTGAGAGTTACAAGAGAGTTGGTGTCTACCGCCTTGCCGTCGAACAGCATGATAGCCTTCTTGATACGGTCGTCGGTCGCTTCGTCGATATAGTCGCGGACGGTCACGGCATAGTTGGTGTTGCCGATGTAGTCCCTGAAGTTGAATATAAACGCAAAAACTGTGTCCTTGGACACGGTATCGGCGTAGCTGTCGAGGTATTCGCCGTCGACAAGCACGACCTCGCGTCCCCATATGTAGTAGGACGGCTTGCCGTTCACGCCGATTATCTCCTTCATGATGGGCGCGCCGTTGCCGTCAACCATCGAGATGACCGCGTTCATGAACGTGGACTTGGTCATTACCCAGACCGCGCCGTTCTCGTAGGATTCGGGGAGCGCCCCCTCTGCCGCCGCGAGGTCCTTGAAGGAAAGCGCGTTCGTTGCAGCCACCTCGATCTTGCGTGCAGCCGGAACAGTTTCGGTGAGTACGCCCTTGGGCTGACCGGAGCCTGTGCCCTTGATCATCGCCTTCTCGACTGCCTTGATCATAGCCTCCGCGATGTTGTCCGCGACGGTCGCTTCGAATACATCGAGGGTAGTCACGGTCACCTCAAAGGAAAGCGCCACCTTGCAGGTGAGCTTGTGGTAGGCGAAAGTGATGGAAGTCACCGCCTTCTTCTGGGTTTCGCCGTTAGTGCGTTCAGCGCTCCATGCAGCGGTCGGCTTTACGGAGCTAGTCGGTACAGAAACGCCGCCCTTGAAGTTGGTGTGAGTGATGCGGCTCCAGAGTTTCCCGGTACTTTCCATTTTCTCGTAGATTTTCTTTACGATAGTGGTCGGGATCACCGCGCCGACGTCGCCCGTAGTTGTCTGCTCGGCCTGGTTTACCATTCCGGGCATCTTCAGCGCGGAGCCTGTGAGCATTGCGTCCATGAACGCGAGGCGGTACTCCTTGCCGCCGTACATATCGCCCTTAGCGCCGCCGGCAGCAGGCTCAGCAGAGCCGGAAAGAGCCGCGCCTCCTGCGTTAACCATGCTGGGGATTCCGGCAGGAGCCTTGTTCAGCGCCGCGAGATTGGCCTGCGCGGTAAGTTCCTGCCTGTGCTCGTCGTCGAGCTTTTCGATATCTGCCTTGATACCGTCAAAGTCCGCGTAGCGGTGCTCGTTTACAGCCGCCTCAGCCAGAGCCAGGAGCTCCGCTCTTCTTGTCTCAAAAGTAGTTGCGTTTGCCATAGTCGTTTTACCTCCTGATTTTCAGTAAATCTAATTCAGCCCGCGCCTTTGCGCCCTTGTCGCGCATTTCTGCGAGCAGTTTTTCCGGCAGCAGCGGGATTGCTGCTGCACACAGTTTCATGCCGGCGGGAGCCGCTCCGGAAGCCGGTGCGGAAATCTCGTCCACCAGTCCAAGCTCCACAGCCTCGTCAGCCGTGAGCCATGTTTCCTTCGCCATCAGCCCGAGCATTTCCTCCATGCTGCGCCCCGTCTTTTCGGCGTACGCGCCCGCTATGGACCTGTCTGCCGCTTTCAGCACGTTCACCGCATGAGCCATCTCCCGATTGTCGCCCTCTGCCGCCATTGATACATTGTGTATCATCAGCATTCCTGCAGGGGATATATCCGAGTGCCCTGCGCACGCTATTACGCTTGCGGCTGAGCATGCCTGCCCGGTGATGTGGATATGCACGTCAGAGTATGCGCGCAGAGCCGTGTAGATGTCCGCGCCTGCGCTGATATCGCCGCCCGGCGAATTGATGTATACATCAACCCGCTCATGCTTCCACTGCGCGTCCCTGACTGCTTTTATCACCGGGGCGGGAGTAGTATTTTCCACCCCGAAAAAATCGTATACCCAGCCGTCGTCATTAGATACGATAACGCCCTTGATATCAATATCAGCCATGTTGCATTATTCCTCCTCTCCCGCCGTAGTCGCCGGTTCCACCACCGTTGCCGTATCTTTTCTCAACAGCGGCACATCTCCGCCCGGCAGCGGAGCCTTATTCATTGCGGCACGCCATTCATTCGGCGTCATTGCTCCTCTGTCCACCATCGCGGACAGATTGAGCTTTGTGCTCATGCTGGCATACTGCAAGTTGGAAGCCTCAAAGATGATTTTATTTCCGCACCCGCGCTCCCTGCGTGTGAACAGCTTCCGCGTCATTTCCGAGCCTAAATCAATCAGGATAGGCTCAACGGTAGATTCATAGAACGCGTTCCACTCGTCCTCATTGTAGGCGCTCTGAATGATTTTCGCGTTGGTGCCGAAATGGTTGTAAAATCGCTGTGTGGTGCGGTCGATGAGCTGCGCGTTCGGCACATAGTCGTCCGTTTTTATCTGCGTAGCGTCCGCTTTGCTGTCTATCGCCGCGACTCCGGAGCTTGAGATGGTGCTAAGATAATTCTCCGCGAAATCCCGCGCCTTTTTCGTAAGGTCCTCATCACGCACGCTGGTGTTATATTTGAGGAGCCACCGGATAGCGGAAGAATTGTTCACCGCCGTAACGATAGATTTGTCCACTGTGCCGATAACTGTGAGCAGCGGCTGCAGCACTTCCACCGGCGATGTACCGAACAGGTCGTTGTCCCCGAAATCCCGGCGCAGATGAATGATATCCGAGTAATAGAACGGATACACCTTTCCGTTTTTCATGGAGAAAGTGAGGATAAGGTCGCCGCCTGCATTGAAGCTCGCCTCCACGTTGTACGCGTCTATCGGATATATCCCGCAGGGGAATCCGGACGAATCGCGGATTATCGCCGCGAACGCGTTGCCGGAAAGCTCACGCTGCCGCGCCATTTTTTCAAGGAACTGCTGGCAGCTCATGTATGGATTGGGCTCCTCCAGCAGGAAGCGCATATATGGCTCGGGGTTCGTCTGCACGGCGCTTCCGCTGTCGCGGATATGCTTGGGTACCGCCTTGCCCACAGCAACAGCCGTGGGGCGTATACAGCTCCTTACGGTATCGCTGGAAAATATCTGCCCATCCCAGATGTACACGCCGTTTCCGCGCTCCGTCACAAGCTGAAAGCGCGTCTGTTCGTGCTCTTTCCTGTTGAATAGTCTGTTGAATATGTTCATATCATCGTCTGGTACTCCTCCATCTTGTCCGTAAGCACTACATAAGCGTCTAGCAGGGCAGCCGTACCGTCGATACGGCGCGTGCTCCTTGTAGTCTTTATCGGCTGTATATTGCCGTTCCTGTCTTCGTCCACGGCAGTATTCGCAAGGCACCACCGGTCTATCGGATTGTTGTTGTAGTTTATCCGCTTGGCCTTTAAGTCAGCCCCGAGGGATTTCATCGGGGCTGAAAGTGTTTTCTTACCCTGAATCACGGGCACCATGCACGCGGGTCCGAATTCCTGTTTCATTTCGTTCACCCAGTAGGTCGCGCTCCTTGAATCGTAGCCGATATACATCGGGTAGATATCGAATTTGTCCCGCAGCTCCCGGAACCAGTCCGTGACTGCGTGATAATCCATTTTGTTGCCTGGACAGGTTCGGCACCAGCCCTTCTCGATCCAGATATCATAGCGGATTTTATCATCTTTGACTTTGCGTTCCACAAGGTCCTCGGGGATCCAGTACATCGCAGCGGAATAGATTCGAGGGTCGTCCGGCAGCATGAAAAGTGCTTTCGCCGCCGTGAGGTCGTTCGTGGAAGAAAGGTCGGCACCGCCGATGAAGTAACGCGGCTTCAGCTCCGCAATATCGTAGATTGCCTCATTCACAAGCTCGTCGAAATTGAGCCACGCCTGCGAGGTGGTCGAAGGAATATTGAATTCCTTACAAAGCAGATTCCGCAGCAGGGAGCTGTTCTGCTTCGCCTTTTCCACCTTTTCGGAGAGAGTGCGCTGATTTTTGATAGTTCCAAGCCCCGGATTGGCTTTCCTCCAGCATTTCGGGTCGTCCCATTCCTCACGCTTGTCGAGCTCGTAAATGAAGAATATCGAGCGGTCGTCCCGGTATGCGTCATCGCCACCAGAATAGCCGTCGATTGTTCGCCGCCCCTCGTCGTAAATCTCATCGTAGATATCCTCGCGGACAACTCCTGCGGTGGACGTGATGAATATGAGCGGCTGTTCCCGGGCGGTGATACCGTCCGCCATGATATCGTAGAGGGCGCGTCCGTTCTGCCACTGGTGAATCTCGTCCATGAGCACGCAGTGGACGTTCAGGCCGTCCAGCGTGTCCTGATCGGAAGCCAGCGGCTTGAAAGTACCATCGTTGAAATCCGTCTCAATGGAGCCCGTGAGCACCCGGGAACGTTTCAGCAGCGGCGGCGACTTCTTCACCATACGCTTTGCTTCCAGCCAGATGATTTTAGCCTGGTCGCGCTTTGTCGCTACCGCGTAGATCTCCGGACCCGGTTCTCCGTCCGCCTGCTGCATATAGTTTCCGACAACGGAAGCCAGCAGCGATTTACCGTTTTTCTTGCCGACTATAAGTACCGCCCGCTGATACCGCCGTATTCCCTTGTCGTTTACAAATCCGAAAACAGCAGCGAGCATAGCTTTTTCCCACAGTTCAAGCTCCACGAGCTGGCCGCCGAGCTTGCCCTTGGAATGCCGGCAGAAGTTCTCCGCAAACTCGAGGATATGGTTGCCGCGCTTCGGTGAGTAGTGCCATTCTCCCGGTTCCCGGATATCCCGGACGAGCTTATCGTAGGTGGCGCGGACTTTCCGGCTGACGGCAATGCGCCCGCTGCACATCTGTTCCCAGTACTCCAGTATCGGGTTGTAGTCCTCCGGATATCGTTTCACGCGCTCACCTCCATGTAGTCACATCACGTCCGTCCTTTCCCGGATATTTCAGCCGCGCGGCTTCTGCTCATAGGCTTAAGGTGCGAGCACACCCAGCAGCGTTTGCGGCAGCATTTCTCAGTGATTCCACAGCAATGCTTCTCGCAGTACCAGAGCGGCTTTTTAGCGGTAGTCTTGCCGTATAAGAGCAGGTATTTCATAAATTACACCATCATTCCACTGAGAAAATACTTCTTGATGTCCCCAATCGCTTCCAGTTCCTTTTCCGCATATTCGATATCGTACTCTATCGGTTTCAGCATATCCACCACCCGCGCCTGTTCTTTCAGATCGCTGTAGAACGGCAGGGTATAGAAGCCGAAAAGCTCCATCTGGATATTGATATTGCTGCCTATATACCTGCAGAAAAATTCATCTGCCGAGTATTCAAGCGCTTCCTTGAGATACCACGGAAGTACCGGAACAGTTGGTATCACCGCAGCAAATTTTCCCGGAAGTTCTCCGGCGCTTTCCGTGATATGCCACTTTTTGGCGGAGTTTTTCGCGCAGGCAGAAACCTGTATGTAAACCGTCCGTGCTGGATAAATGACGCCGCTCCTGCAGCGCTCCACCCTCGCTATCTCCGGCAGCCTTACCCAGCCATAATACCCGCTCATGGCAATTCCTCCAGATGTATCTGCCCTTTCTCGCCGACTTTACGGCTGCTGAATGTCCGGGCAAGCATATCGAGTTCTGCTGACGTCTTTTCATCAGAAGCAACCATATCGGAAATCATTCCGCACAGTTTCTCTTCGAGTGCTTCGCGTTCCCGCTTGATTTCAATCAGTTCCCAGGTAACTTCCACAATATCAATCGGCGGCGGTGGCTCAAATGTGTCAACGTATCGCGAAATATTGAGATTACAACCGTTCTCGGCAATTTCGTCCAGTTTGGCAATATGCGAATATTTCGGAATATCTTCCCCCGAAGCAAGTGCGGAAAGTATCTTTTCCACATCTTCCGTCCGGAGCTGATTTATTTTTCCTGTTTTCGCAAATCCCTTTGAGCCGTCAATAAAAACGAGCCTTTCAGCTGTACTTTTCCCGAAAACAAGAACAGCAACCGGAATGCCCGTATTAAGAAACAGATTGTCCGGAAGCCCTATAACCGCGTGAAGCAAACCCTTTTCAATCAGCTTCCTGCGGATATCTGCTTCACGGTTTCCACGGAAAAGAACGCCGTGCGGAAGAATCGCCGCAAGCCGTCCTCCGTCTTTGAGCCTGCTCAGCCCGTGCAGTATAAAGGCATAGTCCGCGAACTGCTTAGGAGGATAACCAAACCCGTCAAAGCGGCTGTCCGGCTTTTTCTCGTCAAATTCGTATTTCAAGGAATACGGCGGATTTGTTACGCAGATGTCAACAGGCGTTTCCGGCACACATTCAATCGGGACGACAGCGCCGAACCTCTCGCCGGGAACGACCTGCCAAGCCCCGAAAACCTCGCCGGAAAGCACATCTTTATTCGTGACGTAAGCCGGAATATTCCGTACAGCCAGATTGAAAAGCAGCAGCGGCACGGCTCTTTTTGAAAGCTCTTCGCACCAAAACACGCATTCCGGGCAAACGCTGTGAAGCGCGATAGTAAGCCCGCCTGTTCCCGCGCACACGTCAAGGCAGGAGCGAACTTCCGTGCGGTCTGTGGCAATGCGCCCGACAAGCTGCGCAAGCTCCTTCGGGGTAAAATCCTGCATCATAGCCTTGCGGTTGCTGTGCTCTTCCTGAAAGTAGTCGGTGAATCCGTCATACGAAAGATTGCCCTGCATTCCGGAGTATCTTTCAAAAATATCGTTTATCCCGTCAGAGAACAGCAGCGCCATAAGTCGCTCCAGCAGCATAAAGGATTCTGTCACGCCGAAAAGGCTGTTTATTTCAGCAGCGGTCATGCTTTTCATCTCCTTTCAGGGTAAAGAAAAAGCGCCCCGAAGAGCGCTTGCAGATGTTCCCGGCATTTATGTCGGGAGTTCCTCCGCATTCCCGGGAATCCGGGCGGCAAGTCAGCGCCCTCGCTCACCGATGAACTCATCGAAGCCGTCAGAGGCGGGCTTGGCTTCCTCTTTCGGCAGCATATCGTTGAGCTGCTTCACCGTTTTGAGGTAGCTGTCGTAGAAGCTCTTGTACGTTTCCGCATTCGGCCGCTTTCTGTCGTAGGGCTCCTGATTGCCCTGCTGGAACGGTTCGGTATATCCGTTCTCGTTGAGGTCGCCCTCCAGTTCCTCCAGCGATACCCGCAGGAACGCCGCTCGCTGTATCGTTCCGATAACGAGGCTCATGCGGTCGCCGTCCATCTTCGCGTAAATCTTCTTTAGTCGATTGACTTCTTTTTTTATCCGCCGTTCTTTCTCCTCCGCCGCGTACATCACCGCACCTCCTCCCAGAAATCAACCCCCGGGGGGGCTTACAAACTCCACGCGTATTTTCGTTAACTTCACCCCGTCACGGTCTCCTACCGATATAGCCTGATGAAAATAGGGGGGGATATTATTTTTCAAGCTGTTCGAAATACCTGTCTATCAATGCGCGCTGCAAGGCCTTGTTTTCGCGATTGGAGTCCTCTCCGGCTCTGCGTATGCATTCGTGATAGTCTGCGTCCATGTATATCAGCTCCGCATCAAGGCGTTTGGCAAGTTCCTCACGTTCTTGGCGCTTTGGGAAACAGCCGATTATCCATACGGCTCGGCAGTCCGGCGCCTTATCTTCGATAAGATGATAGAGATGGTCGCGTACCGACAGCACCACAGGCAACAGATTATCGGAGCCGCGCTCCTGAAATGTAAGCGCACGCCTCAACGCGTCAACGTCCACCACCAAATCCCCCACAGACATATTCGCACGGACATACGAAGTTTTTCCGCTTGCAGGTGCGCCCCACACGATTATGCGGCGAGCCTTCATCAGAAATCCGTTCTCGTCCATGTAGCAGCCGTTCGTGAGTATTTTGGAATTCCGGCGGCGCTCCCGCGCTTCATCGAATTGCTTCAGAATCAGCTCGCGATGCGCCTTGAAATGGCAGTCTTTGCAGAGCCATTTCAGATTATCGGGATTCAGGCAGATATCGTAATCGCTTATGTTGGCAGGCGTGAGCGGCTCGACATGATGGAGTTCCTCGCCCACATTCTCATGGCAGTTTTCGCACATTCCGCCATCGCGGCGCGTGCGTTCTGCTATGTATGCGTCCCGCGTATCTATCCATGCGCGGGAGTTGTAAAAGCTCTTTGCGAATCCCTTGGCCATGCGCACCCCCACAAAAGAAAAGCGCCCCGGTTCGGAACGCTTTTCAGTATTTCATGATACTAGTATAGCACAGGTGAACCGAACAAAACGAACAACTTACAGCTTATCCATAAATCTGCTGTAAATCATGCGTACACCGTCCGGCGAATTATTCCCCCCGACCTCATAGGCGACGCGCGTCCAGCCGAACAGGCTCACGCAGCGGTAGTAGACTATCTGCCGGGTCAGGCTGTCGGGAATATCGTAGATGAACGCAACAGCTTCGTCGCGGCGCTGCTGAATCTCCTCGCGCTTGAGTTCTATGCGGCGCTCAAGGTCTACGCGCCTTTCGGCAAGCTCCCCGACCTTGTCGGACGTTCCGGAACTGCTTCCGGCGCTCGGCTGCGGCGAACGTACCAGCGAGCGGCAGCGGAGCCGTTCAAGCTCCTGCTCCCACATACGCAGTTCCCGGTGGAGGTAGTATATCTGCTCCAGTTCTTCACGGGTCATTGGTATCAGCCCTCCTGTTCCATTTGTTAGCAGCTTCCTGCATAGTTTCGCTTGCGCTCTGCTGTCTGATTTCGTATGCGCAATTAAATATATCACTGTGTGAAACATAATAGCTCACGAAGCCGGTTTCCAGACACTCCGACCGCATCATGATAACCTTTCCCCCGCAGAACGGGCAGGGCTTAAGCTTGATTTCAGACATCTGTATCGCCTCCGTTTTTATCACGTTTGGGAGGGCAAAGATCCATCTTAGCGCCGCATGATTGGCAATAATTCGTCCGGTGCTTACCGCCGTGCGTTTTGCAGCTGCTGCATATGTACGGTCTCCATGTGTATTCGTCGTACGGCTTCTGATATATCCAGTACGCATGCACCACCGGAGCGACATCAGCGGCAGGCTCGTCCTGAATTGCTTCGTACGCCGCGTTTATCGCCTCGCCCCAGCCTGCCGTATAGCTTCCGGGTTCGGCACCACAGCCGCCTATATCGTTCAGAATCTCCAATGCGCGTTCGCGCGCTATGTATTCACTCATTCGTCGTGCCTCCTTTGCTTCAAAATTTTCAGCTTGTTGAGCGCTTTTGCTTCCAGCTGACGTATGCGCTCACGCGTTACGTTAAACTGCTTCCCGATTTCTTCGTAAGTACACTTTGCACCATTGGTGGCAAGCCCATAGCGCAAAACGATAATACGCTTCTCCCGGTCGGTCAGCGTGCTTGGAGATACCCCGAACGCGATGTTTATTAAATCATCGTCTGTGTCTGCCTTGAATTGCACTTCTGCGCCCTCGCTGCATTGCACTAGTGACACATACGTTTCAAGCAGCTTCGCCTGATTGTTGATCAGCTCCTGCTTTACCGCAAGATTACGCTCCAGAATCCGTATCTGGTGTATAAGCTCGTCCTTTGTCCAGCTTTTCAGCGTGCTGTCTGCGTAGGTGTGTTTACTCATTCCCGCTCACCTCTTTTTCTTTCCCTTGTGCTTCTGCTTCCTGCTCCGGCTCTTCTTAGCCGCGAACCTCTTGAAATCGCTTTCAGCGCGTGCACATTCCTCACTGCGCTCAATCCGGCGCATTGTCTCGGCGGTTTCGGTGTATACGCCTATGAATGCACTAATCATTTTTGCTCACCTCCAGCAGTTCCGGGTTGTAGTTCCGGGTTGTCGTAGATGTTGCCGATGACCTCAATCTGTTTAAGGTCCTGGTAATGCCCGAACGGCAATGTTTCGCAAGCTGCATACACCAGTCCGAAATAAGCTGTGCCGTTCCTTTGCTCAAATACCACACGATGTATTGTATCGCCATATCTGACGATATCCCCTTCGAAAATCTTGGTGCCGTTCTTGTCCGTCAGCCCGGTGAACTGACCGACGGTGTCCGGGTCAACCTCAACGCACTCATCATAGGTCATCAAAACTCCGTCATAATACGATAAACCGGGTTTTGTGACAATACAAGTTTCCTTTCCTCCGCCCATAAGTGGTTCACCCTCTATCGGCAAGCCATACACCCATTCATTTTTTGAAATGCGCCCGCGGAAAAGTATCTCACGCATCTAAATATCCCTCCGACAAATTTCTCTCCACCTCGCAATCCTCCAGCGCCGCGATTATCACGCTGGGCGTATTTACGTCCGTAAGCTCCAGGGAGTACGTCCAGCCGGACTTCTCCGTATACCGCGTGATAACTCCGGATATCCTGCACCGGGAGGTTATCCCCATGTGCGTGTGCAGGATAACCGCGCCCTGTTCCGCCGCCTGCGTTACCTCTTCGAGCTTCATTCGAGCACCTCGATTCTGACAAAAATCCCCGGTATCTCCGCCCAGAACTTTTCGCACAGCTCCGAGGCGACGAGAGCGTCGTCCTGCCAGAAGTAGCATTTCGTCATGCAGTCCTTGAGCATTTTCTGCAAGTTATCCGTATCTGGCTTTGTCGTTCTGTATTTGCCGTCAGCGTGACCCTCTACCGGGAAGCACCACCGTGTTATCAGCCGAACTCCGCAGGTATACGGTTTCTCCGGCTTATGCTGTGCCAGGTGCGCCGTAAGCTTCGCGCGGGCTTCCTTGAGTTCCGGCGGGTCGTAGAACACCGGCTTGCCGTTCCTGACGGAAACCTTGTGTTCCTGCGCCGTCACCGTCGGCGGTATCATCGGCAGGAAGAACTGCAATGAGGAATCCTCCAAGGGACACGCATAGGATTTATCGCAGCTAGGCATTGTGCAGCCCTCGCGGTCTGAATCATATGCGTCACAGTTATAACATTCATTTGACATAATATTACATTCTCCTTTCTGAGAAAAAAATTGCTTTGTCAGGACAGGGGAAGGAGTCGTCGTGCGTAAGCTGTCGCACGACTACTTCCCCCCTGACCGGAGGGAAAGGGAAAAACCTATATACGTAGTATATAGATTTTCCTTCCCTCGGAAAAACTCGGTTTTCCCCGACTTTTTCCCTCTGAAATGACGTAGGGAAAATCTCGACTTTTTCCCTCGCGAGGAAAAGGGAAAATCCCCGACTTTTTCCTTGCTAGGGAAAGGAAATCACTTCGACTTTTTCCCTGCCTTCCCGTCCTCAACATAGAATCCTCCGTGTTCTTTCAGACGTGTGCGGACTGTTTTTTCGGTCACACCCATGTACTCAGCAAGCTCGGATATTGACACTTCCTTGCCGTCCATACAGCAGAAATTAAATGCCGTTTCAATGGATTCTTTCCGCTCGTCCTTACGCTCCTTGTCGGACTTTTTCTTGCTGAAATTCCGCTGCCAGGGCTGCGCCGGGGCGTCGATCTGAATATCCCTGAGAATCCCCGACATATCTATCCGATGAATCGGGTAATCGAACCACGCGTTTATCGGCGGGAACTTCGGGAACTCTCGCAGAGTGCCCTCTATACGCCACGCGGTGCGGCTCTCCACGGCTTTCTCGGCGGCGGCGATATCCTGCCGTACTCCCGCCCAGACCTCCGCAGGAAGCGCCTGCTGGGCGTGCTCCTGGATATCCCTTGCGGTGACCTGCTCGTCCTGACTGATATCCGATATCCCATTGCGGATAAGCGCGTCATAGCACACGCTGCAGACCGCCTTGTTCTTCTCCTCCCTGATGAGCGCCTCCGGAAGCTCCAGCTCGATGAGGTCGAGAAGCGCGTCCGGGTCGCGGGCGAAAACTCCCGAGCCGGAGGCTCTGTCCATGCTGCGCTTGCTCCCCTGCGCTCCCTTTGAGTGATGGTGGCAGTAGATAACCGCGCACCCCAGCTCCGTGCAGACCTTGTCAAACTGGTTGCAGAAGTGCGCCATCTGGTCGGCTGAGTTCTCGTCGCCGGTGATTACCTTGTAGATAGGGTCGATGATTATCGCGATGTACTTTCGCTTTGCGGCGCGGCGTATCAGCTTCGGGGCGAGCTTGTCCATCGGGACGGACTTTCCGCGCAGATTCCAGATGTCGATGTTCCGGAGGTTGTCCGGCTTCCAGCCCAGCGCCTTGTAGATATCCACAAAGCGGTGTTCGCAGGAGGCTTTGTCAAGCTCCAGATTGACGTACAGCACGCGCCCCTGCGCCACCTGCCAACCCAGCCACTCGCGACCCTCCGCAATGGCGGCGCAAAGCTCTATCAGCGCGTAGGACTTGCCCGCCTTTGAGGGTCCCGCTATCAGCATTTTGTGCCCCTGACGGAGCACCCCGTTGATGAGCGGAGGGCTTAGTTCCGGCAGGTCGTTCCAGAAATCGGCGGCGCTCTCGAAGTCCGGGAGGTCGTCGTTCACGCCCTCTATCCACTCGCGCCACTCGTTCCAGCTTGATTTGCCGATGTTCGTGTCAACTATGAACTGGCGGTTCTCGCCGCGCTGAACTCCGGGCATTCTCGACAGGCGGGAGGGATTGCGGTTCTGCGTGTCCGGCGAAAGTCCGTTCTTCGCGCATATCTGATAGAGGAAATCCACCCGGCGGCGGTACTCCTCGTAGTTCTCCGCGTCAATGCGGACTATCGCGTGCAGGGACTTTCCACCGGAATGCACCAGCGCCGCGCAGGGCAGCTCCAGTTCCCGGATAATGGCGTTCTGGCGCTCGATGTCGAGGTTGTCGCTCTCAACAAGCGCATAGCGGAAATCGGTGACGTTCTCGTTCTTCACGCCCTTGCCGTCCAGCGGATTAAAGCGCACCCACGCTCCGGCGGCGGTGTTGTAGTCGCCAAGAACCGCCCCGATATCGCCCTTGCACCTGCGAAGCTGCTCTATAAGCTGCTCGGCGGTGCGGTCGCTGTTGCCGCGGCTCATCGGCTTGTAACGCCCGGTCTCCTCGTCCAGCCGGGACTGCACGACATAGCCCACCTTTTCCTCCGGCTGGAACAGCGCTTCAAGGTAGCGTATAATTTCGCTCTGCGGCTGCCAGTCCTGCGGCGGCGTTATTTCGCGGTTCTCCAGCCAGTTGGGGTTTACTACAACGTGTTCGTCTTTCGGGGCGGATTCAAAGTCGTATGAAATCTCATCGTCCCAGTCGAGGGCGCGGCTTTCGGCAACCGGCATTCCGCGCTCCTTTGCGAGCTGGACTATCGTAGCCCCGGTGACGGGGTTCGAGTTTCCGTTAAAGCTCTCCCACTTGCGTGAGCATTCGCCTGCATGATAGCGGCTGTCGGCGCGGCTCCAGTCGTCCCAGACGGAGCAGGGGCAGCCCTCCTCTTTCAGCGCCATGCCAACGTTCACCCAGGTCTGATAGTCCAGCGACGCGGGGTCTATGTATTTTAAACATTCTGTTAGATTCATAAGCACCCTTCTTTCAAATTCGGAATTCGGAATTATGAATTCGGAATGAATGTGTCCCGCTCCGCGGGACTGATTTAAATTCGATACGATCGGAATACGTCCGCGACAGCGGACACCGAAATTCCGCATTCCGAATTCCGAATTATTCTGGCGTGTATTCCGCGGGATTTACGCTCCCTGGTACGCGCCAGCCGTTCGCCGCGATCCTCGTTATCATATTGCTTGCCTGCTGAAACGTCCACTCGCCGACGTGCAGGAAGCCCTTGTTCTCCAACAGGCGTATCTGCTTCGGGGTGGAAAGCCCGTCCATTCGGCGCTTGTTCAGGCGGTCGAGCAGGAGCTGCGCCTTGCCCGCGTTCTCTATCTCGTTCGGGTAGATTCCGTACTTCTCCAGCGCGTCAAGCTGCTTCTGCGACGGCGGCGACATCTCCCAGCCGAACGACGGAACATACCCGGACAGGTCCTGCGCCTGTATCGACATCTCAAACTGGAGCGGGTCTACCAGGGTACGCTTGCGTTTGCGCATTTCGGAGAGCTGCTTTGCGAGAGCCTCCTCCCGCTGCGCGACTACGTCGGTTTCCGCCTTTTCCTCGGCGGCGGTGATGTCCATTGCGCAGCCGGATTCCGCTAGGTTCTCGGTCATTTTCTGCGCTACCTCCTCGCTCTCGCAGATGAGGTGCGCGGGTCTGCAAAGCTCGTGCCGCTGGGTGTGCCAGAGGAAGTCCAGCAGGAGCAGGTCTTTCTTGCCGGGACTGAGCCGCGTTCCTCTGCCCACCATCTGGCAGTAAAGTCCGCGCACCTTTGTCGGGCGGAGGACTATCACGCAGTCCACGCTGGGGCAGTCCCAGCCCTCGGTGAGGAGCATTGAATTACAGAGCACGTTGTACTTGCCGTCGTCGAAATCCCGCAGGACCTCCGCGCGGTCGTCGGAGTTTCCGTTGACCTCTGCGGCGCGGAATCCTCTTTCGTTCAGTATGTCCCGGAACTTCTGCGAGGTCTTTACCAGCGGCAGGAACACCACGGTCTTGCGGTCGGCGCAGGACTTCTGCATTTCGTCCGCTATCTGATAGAGGTAGGGGTCGAGGGCGGTGTCTAGGTCGGCGGCGCGGAAATCCCCCGCCTGCACTGAAACCCCGGTAAGGTCGAGGTTCAACGGGATCGTCAGCGCCTTTATCGGGCAGAGGTAGCCCTCCCGGATAGCCCGGGGGAGGGTGTACTCATACGCGAGGGAATCGAACACCTGACCGAGGTTCTTCATGTCGCCGCGGTCGGGGGTCGCGGTCACGCCGAGGACTTTCGCGCCGGAGAAGTGCCGCAGTATCTTCTGATAGCTGTCGGAAACCGCGTGATGAGCCTCGTCAATGATGATGGTGTCGAAATAGTCCGGCATGAACCGCGCAAGGCGGCTTTCCCGCATGAGGGTCTGAACGCTGCCGACGGTTATCCTCCAGAACGAGCCGAGGGAGGTCTCCTCGGCTTTCTCAACGGCGCAGTTCAGGCTGCACGCCTTATGTATCTTGTCCGCCGCCTGTTCCAGAAGCTCCCCCCGGTGCGCGAGGATAAGCACGCGCTCGCCGCGCTTCACGCAGTCCTCGGATATCTTCGCGAAAACTATCGTCTTGCCGCAGCCGGTCGGGAGCACGAGCAGGGTGCGCTGTACTCCCTGTTCCCACTGACCGAGGACGGCGGCTTTCGCCTCGTTCTGATAGGGTCGGAGCTGCATAGGTGCAGCCTGAGTGTCCGGTTCAGCCGGGGCTGTGCTTTCCGCAGGGTCAAGCAGGGTAATCTGATTTTCAGTCATGGGATATCACCACTTTCCGGGAGTGAATACTCCGGTAGGCTGACCGGAAGCCGGCTGCTGACCGGAAGTCTGCTGATACTGCGCGGGAGCAGTCTGGACAGGCGCAGGGCTTCCGGGTTCGTAGAACTTGCTGATGTCGTTGGACTGCCCGGTCTCGCCGTTCTGCTTGGTGTAGGTGCGCACCTTTATGTGGCAGCGCCCTGCCGCTCCGGTGACGGCGTTCCAGTTCATGCGGAGGGGTTCGCCCTTGCGTTTCAGCCCGATCCCGGTGAAGAACGCGGAGAGCAGCCCCTCGCAGCGGGTGTGCAGGAACAGGTTGTGCTTCAGCGTTGCGGTCGAGTCGTCCGGAAGCCTTACCGACAGCGTGACTATCGCCTTGTTGCAGGGCGGGAGCTTCTCGCTGCCCTCGTGCCTGCCGCGTTCAAATCCGGTCACGGTGAAGTCGTAGTCGCCCTCCGGAATGATGGTGAAGTCGCTCTCGCGGGATATTTCGTCGTCCCAGTCTAATTCTTTTTCGATGATTTCTGACATTGTGGTGTCCTCCTATGAATTTTATCGGGAGTTTTTCTTTCCTCCCTGACCGAGTTTAGCATGTAAAATACTGCATTTTACTGCAAAATCAGAACGGGTATTTCTGTTCGTTGATGAAATCAACAATCTGCTTCCATGCGCCGACCAGAACGCCGCTGACGAAATCCTCCGGGTAGGCGCTTATCGGCATGTCCTCCGGGAAGTAGCCTTTCATCGCGACCGCTGCGCGAATCTGCTGTTCTGTAATTCCGGAAGCGCTCATCAGGTCGGCGAGGTTCTGCGGAATACCCGGCTGAACTGGCGCGGAAGCACTCGGAGCAGGCACCGTATCATTCGCAGGAATTGAAATCCCGTCCTGCGAAGCAGGACCCCTTAATTCCGAATTCCGCATTCCGAATTCCGAATTTGAAAAGATCTGCGCTATCTGCGCGTACTCCATCGGTATCTCCTCCGGAAGCCCGTAGCGATTTTTTGCGTCCCAGCAGGGGTGGTGCTGGGTGTACATTACGCGGCGGTTGCCCTGCGCCTTGTGCTTCTTGCCCTCCTTGTCCGTCTGGACTACGACGGTCTTGTAGTTGCAGAACAGCACGATGTCAGCCCATTCCTTTATCAGCGGGGATATCTTGTTCGTGGTCTTGCTGCCGAGCTTCATTTCCCAGCGGTCGTAGCTTCCCATTTCGTCCGGCTGTTCGAACTTGCGGAGCGCCGCGTGCGCGGTCAGAGTTACGTTTATTCCGGCGTTTATGACCTCCGTCAGCTTGTTCAGGAACTTCCCGAAGCTCTCCTTTTCGAACTCCCAGCCCTTGCCGTAGCCGAAATCCTCGATACCGGATTTGCCGTTCTTTGCGCACAGGTCGGCGATACAGAGCTGCTCCGCCCAGTCCACCGTATCAATGACGAGGGTCGAGCAGGGACGTCTGCCTATCACGAAATCAAGCTCCTGCATGAGCATTTCCCACGATGTCGGCGCGGGGAGCCTTGCAACGTCGAGCTGCTTTGTGCTGCCCTCCGTGTCGATGAACAGAGGGTTCGGGAACTGCGCCGCGAGGGTGGTCTTGCCGATTCCCTCTGCGCCGTAAATCACCGTTTTAACGGCGGTGTGTACTTTTCCGGTTGAAATGTTGAAATCCATCAGAATACTCCTTTACTCCAGGTTGCCCTCTGCGGGGCGGCGTCCGTGCCTGCGCTGGTGATTGTCGGCGCGGCTGTAGCGGCTGTATTTGCAGGCTGTTCAGTCGGCTTCGCATAGCCGTCCTCGATGATGATACTGCACTCGCCCCCGGTGCTTACGCGGGTCGCGATGACCTGCAAGCCCTCCTGCTCCAGCCATGCCCCGAACTCCGCGAGGGTCGCGGCGTCCATCTGCTCCAGCTTGTCCATCAGCACGAAACCGCACTGCGGGTTCAGCCTGCGGACTATCGCCGCAGATACCCGGAGCTGCTCCGCGCCGCTCATGCAGTCCCACTTTGCGCCGTTGTAGGTGAGTTCGCCCTCCTGCACGGAAAGCCCCGGCAGCGGGAGGTCTGCGCCGTCCAGCAGGGCGGTTTTCTGCGCGCGGATATCCTCTATCTTCGATGTCAGCTCGTTGTACTGCTCGCGGGTCTCCTGCGCCTCCGTGAGGGCGCGGTCGCGCTCGCGCCTTGCCCGGACTTTCGCGTTGATAACGTCGATGTCGTGTATGCTCTGCTCGATCTCGGCGGTGCTTTCGTCCGTGAGGTCGGCGGCGGACTTGCGGGCGGTTTCGGCTGCCTGCTGTGCGCGGGCGAGGACTTCCGCGGCGCGGTCGTACTCCTGCCGGGCGCGGAGTAATTCCTGCTCGCAGATATCGCGGTTATTACGCAGGCGCTGATTTTCGCCGTTCTTCGCGAGTATCTCCTGCTGACTGCGGAGCAGCTCGGAAATGCTGACCTCCTCGGCGGGTGCTTCGGGGTAGTCCGGGAGCTCGTCGGCGTACTTCTGCTTCTGGTCGGCGACCTGCCCGACGGCGCGGCGCTGATTATAGGCGTTCTGCTCCTGCTGCTCCAGCGCGGCAAGCTTGTCCCCCACGCCGATTATCCGGAGGAGGGTCTGCGCCTTTTCCTTGCTGGTCGCCTGCATGAATTTCGGCAGGTCGAGCGCGAGCTGCCCGATGAACTCGTTGAGGAGCTGCTGACCGCCCTTGCCGCCGTTCGGGTCGGTTATCTTGAGGGTTCCCCGGTCGCCCTTGCGCTCTACGATAAGCCCGTTCGAGAGGGTCACGCGCAGGTGCGGAGGAATTACCGAGCCGTCCCGCTGCGGCTGCGAGGGCTTGAACTTGTCGCCGCCCAGCGCCCACGCGATACCGTCCAGCACGGACGTCTTGCCCTGGCCGTTGTTCCCGCCGATGACCGTAAGTCCGCTCTCCGACGGGGTGAGCTGCACCGCTTTTATGCGCTTGATGTTTTCGAGTTCAAGGTTGGTTATCTTTATCATGATTTGTCCCTCCAAATGTAGTCTAAAAATCCTGGGAGCATGGTCTGCTCGTATTCAATGACCTCGTCCTCCCACTTTACGCCGATATAGTCGAGGACTTTTCCCCAGCCAACGGTGTACATCCAGTAATACCACTCACCGTAATTTGCTTTGCGGAGCCTGTCGAAGCGGTGCGGTCGCTTTTCAAGCTGGATTCCGAAACCGCACATCGAGCAGCCTGTCCGCTGCGCCTTTGTGGTGTAGTACTCGCCCTTTGCGTTGCGTTCTATCGTGCCGTATATCTCCGGAACGGGAACGTTCAGTTCCAGCGCAAGCCTGAGTAAGTCCTGCCGGGAAAACGGCGCAAACGGAGCGCTCCGGATAGTGGTTTTCCCGTAGTAATTACAGCCGTGCAGCATGAGCGCTTTCTGCCGCCGCCCGCCCTCGCTCGCCATAAGCCCGAGATAGGGATAGCTGTTGTGAGATTTAGCCCAGTCGTCGCAGGGTTTCTCTTTTAGGTAGTAGCAGCACTCCGCGGACACCTTGAAATCCGGCTTGCCGTAGTTCACGCCCTCGTTTTCGTTCTCGTAGCCGCCGAACAGCTTCAGCCAGCGCTGTGAGAGTTTCATGCGGCTGTCTTTCTGCCAGCCGCCGTATTCTCCGGTTTCTCCGGTGATGATAGCGTGGCGGACGGTCTTGTTATCCTCTGTCGGGTTCTGCAAAAGCTCGATTTTCGTGGCTATCTCCTTTGAGAGAATCGGGAAGCCGAACTCCTTGATAACAGCCACCTTGCTCTTGATGGGCTTCACGTCCTCAATACCAAGCTGCTTATGTACCGCCTGCACCGACTTATCCTCGAGAATGCTCGCGGATATTCCCGGCACATCGAGGTGGCAGTAGTCTCGAATGAAGATAAACAGCGTAATGCTGTCCAGACCTCCGACTGAAACGTGAACATTCGCGTTCCGGACATCGCACATCTCGTGGTAGTATTCGAGGACGCGCTGCTTAGCGGCTATTTTCTTCGCCTCGTAAGGCAGCGCCTGCTTCTGGAGGAACGCCGCTACGTTCTCCCGCGCGTTCTGTTCCTCCATCTGCTCGTATACGTTTTTCACTTGACTTTTCCTTTCGCCCATGTTATAATGGGCATGTAGTTAATTTTGTTTGCCGCTTCCCGAATTGCCGTTCAGGAGCGGTTTTCTTTTTCTTCTCCTGCCCACTGTTCGGCCATAGCGCGGGCGATTCCGGGGAATGTTTTGGAGCGTATTTTCGGGTCGCGAAATCCCATGCCGTTTTTCTTGCGCGGATTGCCGTGAGCGTCCTTACTTCCTGCTGATACCCATGGAGTAATGTTCTCTGTCACTATCTCTGTCGGAACCAGATTACTCAAACCTTTAAGCCACAAGCACGTTTTCTTGCTGTACGGGTGTCCGTATTCGTAAGGTTGAATTATCTGCGTGTATTTCGGCAAGCAGTAGATTGAGGACGGGATAGGATTTTCTACGGCGATTTTCGGGACGTCTGCGTTGATGAACTTTAAAAAGAACTCTTTTGCCATAAGTCCCTTTTTAAGCCTTTCACCCTCCGCGTATGACTTTCCGTCAATGCGCTTAAACAGGCGCGCAGCTCCAACATTGCTGAGGTAAGTACACGGCGGGTGCGCTATCAGCATATCCCATCTGCCAGGAATCTCGTGCCGCTCGCCGTCCATGGTGACGAATTCGCACCGTCCGTTGATCAGCGGAAGAACATCTCCCTTGATATGCCATTCCGGGTGACCGCCTGAGCACTCCTGAATATCGCAGGAATAAGCCTCATGCCCCAGTCGGCGCATTTCACAGCATACAGTCTGGCTTTCCTCACAGGCTATCAGAATTTTCATGTGGTTCCCTCCTTGGCGATTTTTTTCTTTTCCTGCCAGATGATCTTGCCGCTTTCACTGCGGCTGCGCGCCTTTTTACCCTCGCTCCGGAGCCAGTTCAGGACGGTCCCGTGTGCGCAGCCGACCGTCTCAGCGCATGTCCTCAGGCTGTTTCCTCTGCGGTACAGCTCGACCGCTGTGTCTCTTTGCTCTGGGGTGTACATTGCTTGTCCTCCTTTCTCCGAGGAATGCTCCCTTGAACGACCACACCATGATAATGCAAGTGATTGCAACTGCTATGTCCATGCCGTTCATGGAGTAACTCCAGCCGTTCAGCGCGGATACTATCCAGCGCAGGTGGAAGCCCACCAGGGCGGCTATTGCGTAGGGTATGTACTTCTTCATGCTGCTCACCTCTGCCCAATCAGTTTGATCTTGCCACGAAGGTTCTGAGCGTCCCAGATGTTTCTCCCCAATGAGGTTATGTCCTCATCTGTCAGTACACCGAGTTCATCAAGGATATCCCGCATGCCGTCAGCCATGTAGTAGTAAACCACCTCGGTGCCTGGACGGTATTCCGGCGCTTCCTGCTTGTCAGCAATAAGTCCATTGATGGATTCAATGCGCTTGTTGACCTTATCTCTCGCTTCGTTTGCGGATATTTTCATGCCTTGTTTCCCTCCTTCTCAAGAATCAGCACCATCTCGCCGTAGCTGACGTGCCTCTTGGCTGCGAGCGCTATGACCTGCGAAATAGTGAGCACGCCCTCCGGCTTTGCGCTCGGCTGCCTGCGCTTCGGGCGCTTCTTATAGAGCCGGTCGTACTCGCGGCAGTGGTCGCACTTGGTGAACTTGTTGCTGGCTGAAAGCTGGATTTTGCAGTCAACGCACCTGTGCTCCGCCTTTAGCTTCGCGTAGCGTTCTGCGCAGGTCATGCCTTTGCCTCCTTACCGTTGATTTCCGCGATGTCCTCCGCTATGGAGGTTATCAGGTCGATTCTTTCCTTGCCGGTCATGCGTGCACCTCCTCCAGCGCCCCGAGGCGCTTCATAATCGTAGCCTTGTCGTAGCGGTAGTGGCTTCCGATTTTCTGAGCGGGGATATCTCCGTTCCTCGTCAGTGTGCGGACGTGCTGGACGGTAAGCCCGAGCAGTATTGCCACATATTCGCTGTCCATCACCGCCGGGGCTTCCGCCCACGTTCGCGGCGGGCGGCGCTTGATCTTCGTTGCCATGTGTATCTCCTTATCTGCTGTGAGCGACCAGCGCCGCTCCCTTGATCATGTAGTAGATTTCCTCCTTGAATTTCTCACCGCCTTGTGCTATAATGGCATTGAAAGGAGGTGAAAATATGTCCACTTTTGAAATTGCAACCCAGCTTGCTTTAAAGGCTATTGAGTGCGGATACATTGAAAAAACTGACGGTTCCGAGCAGAATGCCGAAGAAGTAGCCAAGTTCTTCAACAAGGTTTTTGATGAAATCAACGACCGTGAAGAATAAAGCAGACTGATTGCCCAGCCAGCTCCGTGTTACAGCGCGGAGCTGGTTTCTTATGTGGACTTGCGCGTGAAAGTTTTACAGTATCTTTCCTGTATTACTCTCGAACACTTTACTTTTCCCCCGATAACAACGCTAAATTTGCAAGCCTTGCAGAACTTCTTCTTGCAAGATTTCTTTGACTTCTCCACCTCTCTCACCCCCTTTCGCAGATTTTATCGTCTTGTTGAAATTAATCTGTTTGCTAGTAGCAAACATCAGCGGCAAAAAAATATGCTATCTCTTTCGGAACGGCTAAGCCCAAGCACCTCTGCTATGTTCATTATTTCAGAAGCCTTGAATCCACGTTCGTTGTTTATCTTCTGGTACATTGCTTCATGGGAAATGCCTACTGCAGAAGCGAGTCGCCTTACCGTATAGCCTCTTGCTTCCATAAACTGACGGAGCTTATTGGTATCTGTCATTTTTATCACCTCTTTTCTTGTTTGCTCTCTGTCAACACATACATTATAGCACTTTGTTTGCTCGGTGTCAACATTTTATTACAAAAAAGTTTGCACAAAATCATGCATCAATTTTTGTTGAAAATGTATAGTCAATTTATGTTGACAAATAGCAAACACGGTGATATAATAGTATGTGTTAGGAGGTGATTAAATGTCAATTCTCGGTGATAACGTGAAACGAATCCGAATTGAAAAAGGTTTATCCCAGGACGAACTTGCTCAAAAAGTTGGATATACTAGCCGCTCAACAATAAGCTGTATCGAAAGCGGGAAAAGGGACTGCTCGCAAAGACAAATAGTTGCACTTGCTGACGCGCTTGGAGTATCTCCGGGCGATCTTCTTGAAAAATCCGACGCTTCGCCGGATACGGTTAAAGCCGTAAGGTTTGTTAGTGCTTCGGAAACCGAAAAAAAGATTATTGATATGTTTGTATCTTTGCCAGCCGACAGCCAGCCGAGGGTAATAGAGAAGTTAAAAAGCATATCAAAAAATTCTTCACCTGTTTTGATGATCGCCCGGAGCTCCGATGACCGGCCGCCCGGAGTCATGATTCTGACGCCGGAGCAGAAAAAGCGCCTGGACGAAGCTCCGGACGAAACGCAGAACCCCGAAAATGACATCTGATAAAGCGCTATAATTCGACTTCCGCAGGGTACAATATCCTGTGGAGGTGAATTATTATAGATTCCTATAAGCTTTATAAAGATGCACGCGACGCGTCGTGGAACTGCCTTATACGCACCGGAACGTCGGCAATGCCGGTTAAGGTCCTGAAAGTGGCGGCGTTCTATGGTATCAAAGTCGTGAAAAACAGCAGCATTCAGGTGCTGGACCCAAAAATCTCCGGCTGTACGCTGCTCGACAGCGCGGGGAACTGGCAGATAGTGTATCGAGATGAAGAAGTCCGAGGGCGCACGCGCTTCACGGTCGCTCATGAACTCGGGCATATCCTGCTCGGGCATGAGCTGGCACCGGACAAATCCGGACATTTTCGGACAGCTTCGGACAGGCGCGAACCTGCGGAGACCCAGGCGGACGAGTTCGCGGCGAGACTTCTCGCTCCTGCCTGCGTGCTCTGGGGACTGGAAGCCTACGAACCGGAGGAAATAGCCCGTATCTGCGATATCTCAGCGGAAGCAGCAGGGTATCGTGCCAAGCGCATGAAAGAGCTGCGAGGGCGCGGGAAGTTTCTCACTTCGCCGTTAGAGCGGCAGGTGTTTGAGGCTTTCAAGCCGTGGATCGAGCAGCAAAAAAGCCGCCCCGGATAAGGGCGGCGTACATATGAAGGATAACCAATGATAATTTGAGAAAAATGAGGTGATAATCATGGGACTATTTGATTCAATCAAGGAAATTTTATTCGGAGCGACAGGGAACGTTAATGCGCTCCCGCCACTTGTTAAGATTTTCGATTCAGTAAATCTGTGCTACATAAAAGAACTCGGCGACAGCCTTGAAAATGCGATTATCGGCGCGGCAATAACATTGGAACCAGAGCCATCAAATCCTCATGACAAAAAAGCAGTTGCTGTAAAATGCGCAGGCGAACGCATCGGATATCTGTACAAAGGAAAGCTAAAAAATAAAATCTACACGCTTCTCGGCAAACCAGGTGTGGTTTTAGTCGGAAGAATAACTCAGAGAAATGGCGACAAAATCGTCATGGATATTGAGCACCACGAAGATATCAAGGTATATACAAAAGGAAACGGAAAATCGTATCACTTTGATGTTTTCTGTGTTTCTCACGACGATGATGTGAACGAAATAAAGCTCTCCGAAGCAATCAAACAGGGATACCGTCCCTGCTTGAAATGCTGTAAATAAAAAAAATCCCCCGCTTGCGCGAGGGTAAACATATAAAATAACACTATGCAAACAATTGTGGACGCTTTCGCGCCAACAGATATATTATAGCACGAAAGGTCCGCACCTGTCAAGGGAGGACACTATGCCAAGAATGAAAAACACGTCCCGCAAGGACGGCAGGGTGCAGTCCCGGGTGTACATCGGGGGCGGAAAGTATAAGTACGTTTATGCGGCGAACAACAAGGAATTGCAGGAGAAAGTCAACGAGTTGAAAACCAAACTCGGCAAGGGGATAGATCTGGCAGCGGAGAACGACACGTTCGGCTACTGGTCCGACCGATGGATCGAGTTAAAAAAGATGGACGTATCGGCAAAGCGCTGGAGATCCTACGAAAGCCGGCGGCATTACCTTGACGAGCTTGCAGGTTATCCTATCTGCAAAGTGAAATCCGCTCAGATACAAAGCATAATCGTGGAACTTGCCACTAGTCCTACCGAAGCAACAAAAAAGCCACTCGCACGGCAGACTCTGATAAACTTGAAAAACATAGCCTGCCAGATATTCCGGCTTGCAATCGACAATCGTGTGATGGACTTTAATCCGGCTGATGGTGTGAAAGTCCCGAAAGAAACCGAAAAGGAAGTACGCGAACCGATATCTGACGAGCAGCAGCGCTGGATCCGGGAAACGCCCCACCGGGCACAGACAGCCGCCATGATCATGCTGTATGCAGGGCTGCGCCGTGGGGAACTGATGGCGCTCACATGGCAGGATATCGACCTTGAAGCCCACAGTATCAATGTGTGCAAGTCGGTCGAGTTCGCCGGAAACACAGGCACGACAATCAACGCAACAAAGTCAGAGAGCGGCATGCGTACTGTGTATATTCCGGACGTGCTTGTTGATTATCTCAGAGAACAGCCGCGGACAACGTTCCTGGTATCCTGCCAGCTAGACGGCAAGACACATTCCGAAACATCGTGGCGCCGTTTGTGGAGCAGCTACATGACCGCGCTGAACAAGAAGTACGCCGACCTCGGAAAAGCGAAGAAGTTGGTGCAGGAGCAGGAAGAACAGCAGAAAAAGAAGAAGCCAGGTCCGAAAAAGCTGCCCATGCTCATTCCAACGTTTACTCCCCATCAGCTCCGGCACACTTACATTACAATGTTGTACCTCGCAGGCGTGGACGTTCTCACTGCAAAGGAACAGGCAGGGCACGCTGATATTGCAACAACTCTTGGAATCTATACTCATCTGGACAAGCAGCACAAGCTTCGAAATCTCGATAAACTCAATCGGTTTATTTCGGGCGATGGGTGTCAGATGGGTGTCAGAAAAGCAGAGAATGTCTGATAACAAAGCCGTTTGTATGCATTTGCATAGCGCATTCGTAATGCGCAGGTCGTGGGTTCGAGTCCCATTCCCAGCTCCAGAACAAACCGCTTTGTTAAGCCATTCGGCGAACATGGCGGTTTTTCTTTTTTCCGGGACGGGCTTTCCGAGTGCGCCATTAGTGCGCCATTTCAAAAAAGTGCGCTTATTCCATCGCTATGACGGGGTAAGCGCTTTTTTATGCGCGGCGTTTCTCCAGGAGCGGGTCTGAAAAAACAACTGTGTAAACGCGAATAATCCCGAAAAACGTACCAAAGCT